TAACCTGTCGTTGTCATTTTGAAATTGTGAAGGGATCCTCAAGATTTTCCTATCAACCATCCTAGAGGCTAGACAATTAGAACAACTGCTGAAATATGTCTTGCCTTGATAATCAACAATATCCCCGTGGGTTTTAACAGTTTCTGCTTTGTAGGGATAGTAATTTGGATCGCCAGAAATTGGGGCTGGAAGTTTGCACAAACAATCATGCAAAACTGGATCGTGTTGTAAAGCATGCCTCTTTCCTGAGATGTAGCACTCATCACACTGAATGTAATAAGTGCTAAATCCTGTGTCATTTCTAACGCTGATTTGAGCTGAACCTTCATACGTGACATTAAGGATTGGCCTCTTATACTCTGAACTCATGTTCTGATCATTACACGAATGAGTGACTGGGGGTCTTCTGAGCATGTCGTTGTACTCTTTTACCGTGTGGACGAGAATCTGATTTTCTTCAATGTCACGTGGGGACCATCGAATGGTTGCTGAGTCACCATTTATTTTGACTTCGCTAAGTCTGTTGGTGTCGAGGACCTTGCAGATGCAGACTCTATCTCGTCTTCTGCTCTTGGAGACTTTGTATTTCATATATCCAGCATAACAAGCACTCAACCCAAGGCTGATGCCTCCTATGAGGACATTATCCATGTCTCCTCTGAATTTGAGTTCTTCTATGAGGCTCTCTGGTTTGAGATTGAAATCAAACCGGCTCGATTCATTAAATCCCTCTTCTATAAATATTTCGGGGGGTTTAATGTCGTCGGGTGTCAATGTTGGTCCGTTGATGAACTTCCACATTCCATCTCTCTGAATGAGCTGATTTTCCTCATCTTGGAAAATCTTGTTGTATTCAAGACAAAAAGCGTCCATGCCGGAGCATTTAGCTTGAGTGGTCTCATCTTCCATCCAAGGCTTATCCGATGTGCGCATAATAAGCTCTGTGATTTTGTTCATCCGCAGTTTGTACCTTTGATCCTCTTGTTGCCAAAAACTGTTGAACTTTTCTCGAATCATGTTTTCAGCAGACTCCTTGTCGTACGTGACGTTGTTGAATCTCTGTGATGTCATACAATTTAACTCAGTTATGGTCAAATGCTTGCCTGTGCTAAGAAGTTCCAAGTTCAAGTCTCTACACGAAGAACAGCCGATCCCCTTTGTGGGAGTCACCAAAGTGTTGCCTCCACAACCAATGCAGTTCTTCCATTGGGGGGAAAGCTTAACATTAAGCAGAACATCGCGGCGGCGGTGAACTGCTCCCTGTGTCTTGACAGCAGGATTGGTTGGGTGAGGGTCGTTAGAAGCAACCAAGATGATCCAAGGATGGACAGTCTTCTGTTTATCGACAGTGTCTGAAAAAGCTCCAGTGTAAATTCCATTTGATTTGATGTGGATGAGCTCCAGTAGATCTTTTGCTTCAGTGTCATTTTTAGAAGCAAAATCATCGTACTTCAGAATCTTGTGGGTTGGCTCCCAACCATCAAACCACTCGGTGCCTGCTGATTTAGTGAATATTGGATCATTTATGACTTTGCAACCGATGTCCAAAAGCATACTGTGGCCGATGTCGTCAAGCCAATCGCTCTTTCCTGTTCCAGGGTCTCCCGTGAGATAAACACAAAATGGAACTCTGCGAGCTAAAGGTCTATTAAAAGACTGAACGCTCTTAACACTTAATCTGTG